GCAGGACCTGTAGGTTGCTGCCCTTGCGCCGGTAACGGACCTTGTGCAACCTCTCCCATTCTTTCTGCAAGCCCAGGAGCTGCCTTTACTTTACTTGGTTGCTGCTGCCCCTGACCTCCTTGAGGCCGCGCCCCCTGCTCTCTCGTAGGGAGTGACTTGCGTGGTTTTGTATTAGCACGCCGTTGTTGCCTTCGTAAAGGATCTATTCGTTCTTGCCCTGCACCAATTCGTTGTCTATCCAAACTTCCTCTTGGTTTATCTACCATACTTCTACCTTAGTACAATCTTCCTCTATAGCCACCAACAGTTTGATGGTGAGCTAAAGCAACTCTATCTTCAGCTTCTTCCATACGATCAGCCTGTTCTTTTTTCTTATCGTCTATTATTTTGTCGTTATGATCATCTATCTCTTGAACTATCTGGTTAATAGATTTTCGTGACATATCCCGCATCATAAGGTATTGAACCATTTGATACGGATTTGGTAGCGGGTCAAAAGGAGCAGAGCCGACAAGGGTTTCCATGCCAGCTCCGTTCCTTTCATCCCATATTTCGATACGATTCAGTTCTTTATTCCAACATACCATGAGAAAGGGATCGCCTTCCCAACCCATAGCCGGTGAACCTTTAGTAATAATATCTGTTAGGTCACCGCCGATAAGTTTGGTTTCACGTATACGTCGGGTTAATTCTGATCGCTTGTCCATAACACTCCTAAGTCCGACAGGGAAGAAAGGATAAAAACCCTGCCGGACCTAGTTTAGAGGTTATTTACCTGTGACTTGTACCAAGTGGTTAATTGTACATGTACCGCTGAACTCAGCCTCAACACCTGAAGTATCGTTCTCGTCATATACTTTTAACTTAGTATTAGTACTGTCAAACACTACGGTAATACCAGCAGCACTTTGAGAATGAGGTATACAACTATCTATTTGGATTAACCCATCAAAAGCAGAAGCTGCAAGAGCTTCTCCCCCTGCTGGATAAGTTCCACTGAAAGTTACCTTCGCATCTATTACGACACGATCTCCCATTATACGCCGGTCTTGTTCTGATATCGCTAGAGCCATGATTAACTCTCCGATAGATCAGAAATTATACCGTGTGTATTTCTCTGGTCAGTACAGAGTTGATGATATTTGAACATGAATGCTTGCCATTCATCGTAACCGGAACGGTTCCTGAGAACTGCACCATCATAATCAGCCCATTCCCAATCAGACATTTCATGTTGTGTGATGTGGTTGGTATTGATCATGTATGCTGTGTTTCCAGTACAGTCACGGTCAGCGACTAGTGGAAGTGAAACATCTCCGCAATCAATGGTCAAAGCTTTGAACCCACCCTTTAGGGTAAGAGAAGCTCCGTCATTGAAGCGCTTCATGCTCTTCAACTGTGCTGCGTAGTTTCGACGAACACCTTTAGTGGTGACACATAGATTAGGGGCTTTGCCTGCTTCTATGTCGATATCGTCAATGACTTTCTCAAAGAGAGTGTCAGTTGCAGCTCGGTTAGTTCCGCTATTTGAACTAGATACAGATGCCCATACAGGGTATGTGCTTGAGTCTGTGCCGTGTAGTGAGGTTCCTGCAACTCCTACGATCTTTTGAAGACCGATGAGTTCCAATGTACCTAGACTATCAGCAGCGTCAGCTCCTGATCCATCAGCAGATTTACCGCTGTTGAAACGAGTGATGTAATCGCTTGTGTCAACAGAAGCTCCTATTGTACCAGTTACGGTAACCGTAACTGCTGCTAAGTTTGACTTGTCTACAGCAGAAACCACTAAACCAGTGGAATCTGTTGAAAGTTCGTCAGGATCAGCTAACGTACCAAGATCAATTCGCATACCAACTTCGATCTGATTTGCTTGAGCGATAGTTGTATCTGCGTGCAAAGTAATAACCTGGCTTGAGTTACTAGCGCATCGAGCAATAGTACCGTTACCATCATTAAATATTTGCCTATTGATATCACGACGTAGATCGTTGACACCGTTTGTCATTTCGTTTGAAAGCGCACGAACAAATGACCCAGAGTCACTTGCAGTAGCTTTCATAGCTTGACCAGATACACGAATCCGCAAATAGTTGTATGCAAGACCTACTCTTGCATCAATGTATTGCTGGTTACCAGCAGTTGGAAGTTCTCCGCCTTCCGCTCTTGCACCAATACCGCTGTTACGGCCTACGTGCAGAGAGAGGACCGCTTCGCGACCTTCAACATGCTGAGTTGTTCGTTCAATCTGAGCAAGCATCATATTTTCATTATTTAGCTGTTCACGCGCTGGAGGAAGATAATATTCCTTCAGGGCTTTGTCCAGCGTAGTAGTCGTTGCCGTCATTTGGCGAACTCCTTATATGCTTGTAGTTGAATATTGTTTATTCGTATAGATCAAAGCCTGCTTTGACGTAACTTGGTAGCCTGCTACCTAAAACTAAATATAAGAGATTTGTAACATAAATGCAACTATTTATTAGGAGAACTGTTAGAAAAAGCAGCATCTAACTCTGCTTTACTTAGCTCACCATCGTCAGCAAATGCAATCGCAAGCTTCTGAAGGACTTGCGCCACAGCAGCTACACCACTCAGCATCGCTGCCTTGTAGACTGGGATGTCCCCAATCATGCTGGCTCCTCCTATAATTGCCATTGCTTGGATGCCGAAAACACTTACAATTCGTAGGACTGTGTTTGCATAAATATTCATTCTTCCTCGCCATTCCAATTAATAAGTACACCAAACATGTGGACAATAAAACTTGCAATAGAAATCCAAATACCATATTCACGTGTCTCTCCTGACAATGTTATTAATACTAGGCCAGTACCACCAATGGTCCAGCCAAGCATCGTTATTTCTTGAACAAATCTTTTTATAAATTTGATCATGTTCGCCTCCTTCGTTGAGGGATTGATGGGCCTCCAGTGGTGGTAGGCATCATTCGTGCCTGTACCCCTGGTCTAGCAGCAGCTACAGCACTTATAGTAGTCGCTGCCACAACTACACGCCTTTCCTCTACCGTGATCGTGCTGTCCTCGGCCACGTAGTCATCGAAAGCTCCTGCGAACACGTTCACATTGCTCTCAAATTCTTCTTTTACCTCATCTGGGGCTTCATTGAAAATCTCTGGGGCAGCTTCAAATAAGTCTTCAAGCTGCTCATCTTCTGCTTCTTCAAAAAAATCGGGATTATCTTCAACGACTTCTTCCAGGAATTCTTCAACTGCCTCTGGGTCTGATAATACTTCTTCCAGAAGTTCTGCCTCTTCCTCGAAGAGGTCATCCACTTCAAGGTCTTCGTATTCGGGTTCTTCCACCAGTATTTCATCATCTTCTATTATTTCATATTCTTCTTCCTCTTCAAAAGGTTGTTCGTCATAGTCTTCAGGAAGAATTTCAATTTCTTCTTCCTCAAATATTTCAATTTCTTCTTCTTCCAATATCTCATATTCTTCTTCCTCTAGTAGTTCTTCTTCAAAATCAAATTCAAAAGGTTCAAAATCTTCCCAGATCTCAGAGCCTTCTAATATCTCAATTATTTCTTCAGTAGTTGGTGGTTCAGGTGGTATGATAACTACAGGTGGGGGTTCGGGAGTAGGTTCAGGTTGAGGTTCTGGTGTCGGTTCAGGAGTAGGCTCTGGCGTTGGAATTGGTTCTGGAGTCGGTGTCGGATCAGGAGTGGGAGTAGGCTCTGGCTCTTCTTCTTCCATCTCAGGAACAGTCCATTCTCCTCCAAAAATTTCTAAAGAATACGTTCCAGTAGTGGCTTCATTATAAGCATCTGCCTGCAAAACATATGATCCTGCAGGTAATGTTTGGATTATGAGAGCGTCCCAACAAAAGTTAGTGCCATCGTTATGTTCCGCTGAGTCGTCATCTGAGTAGAGTAGGATTTCTTGATCATCATATAGATATAGTATCGGATCTGCAGCGTACAGGTCGGTCCCTGTCTCTGTTTCCCAGTCATCGCAGGTTAAACTTGTGTAAGTTCTTATTGTTACTTCAGTTTCTTCTGTTAAGACAAACGTAAACTGAGGTCCTTCATTGTATGTATCTACAACGATTGTGCAATCCCAGCCGTCATCAGTTGCTTCGCAAACTGTTTCAGCAGGAGCAGAGGGAGCAAACCAAACTATTGCAAGTAAGGCTACTAATAAAGATCTACTTCCGACTTGGCAAAGGTTTTTAAGTCGCTGGAACCTCGCCATACATCTCTTCCAAGTCGGATTCGTCAGCGACTGTTCTGTTTACTGCAGAGCAGGAGCCGTCCTTTCCTAGAATAGATGCAGCGTATCCTTTTAAGAAGCTGAGAACTGCAGCTCCACCCGATGCTAGTATGAGTTTCCATTCGGAAATGCCCATATCTATTATCGAGTTTGTGCCTAGTGTTCCGCCTACTGCTTGGAAGAACGTCGCTACGACACGTTCTCCTAGATCTCTGTAATCAATTTTTCCCATCTTTTATTCTACCAGATGTCTCGGATTAATGTATTCGTCATCATGACTTGGATAGCTGCGCTGTTGGTTAACTTGAACACCTATAGGACCTTGCCCTTGCAGGTATTTTCCTTCACCATATGGTTGTGTATCTTGTGTAGTCCCACCTAGATCAGTACCTTTAGGTGGAGGCCATTCATCCATCTTTCGCCTCTTAGGAAGTTCATTTAAAGGATCGTTTTTAATCTTACCCCCAGTTTTAAGCAAACTTCCAATGCTCTTCATGAGCTTTTTCCATTCCTTATTTCTATTATCTAGTTCTTCATCAAGAGCATCCATTTCCTCTTGAAAAGCTTTAAAATCATAACTAGCTTCGTCACCTTCACCTACACCGTCCATTCCCCAAACCAACAGATCTCGACCATACCTATACAATTCGTCAGTAGGCATTTTATCAAAGCTAGGAACGTGTTTTTTAAACCGATCACTAATTCGATCCATTTCAGTATATCGACTTTGCTGGCCAGGTTTTTTCTCATCTGAATCAAAATGTTCGTATTCCCTGCTTCTATTAAAAGGATTATTAAACATACCATCTTCTGAAGTGCTACCACCCCAACTATCGCCAAACTGTGGAGTATCTAGGTTCTTAGCACCTGTATCTCTAGGACCGCCTGGAATTGTTGC